AGCACGTTATTGGGCAGGTGCTTTACATTATTTAAGAAGCATGACAAAAATGTTCTTTGGTGGCGAAGCAAGTACACTTGGTGCACCACCTCCAATAGCAAAACTAAATGGTTATGGAGAACATATTTTTAATGATGTACCTGTAGTTATTACACAGTTTACAATCGACTTACCACAAGACGTTGATTATATCGCAATGGGACTACCAGGATCATCAACAGCAGGTCAAACTAACAGTCCAGGACACCCTGCTAATCAAGGTAATAGCACGGTACAAGATAAACGTAACTTCGTAGGCTGGGCACCTTCACAAAGTTTAATCACAGTTACAGTACAACCAGTTTACAGCAGACGTGATATTGCTAAATTTAGTTTAAAGAAATATGTTAACGGTGGATATGTTGGCGACGGAGGATTTATTTAATGTCAGACACAACTAGTCCTTGGAAGAATACACCTCTCAACAAAGCTACTAAAGAGTATATGGACTTCTTTAGAATTAGAGCCATACCTGCAAGTAGTGATGATGTTGAATATACCATTGCTCCACAATACAATCAAAGACCAGACCTGTTAGCACACGACATTTATGATAATGCAAGGCTATGGTGGGTTTTTGCACAAAGAAATATGGACATAATTGAGGATCCCATATATGATTTCAAATCCGGAACAACAATAAAAATTCCAAAGGGCGGACCATTAAAAAGTGCATTAGGAGGAGAATAATAATATGGCTCTTTCTAAAGAAGATCAATCAATTGTAAATTCAGGTGCAGACTACACTGAAGACTTTTCCAAAGGACCAGATAAAGTAGACCCTAAAGACGAAAAAGAAGTTTTAGACGGCAAAGCAACTAATAGAGAAGAAGGTATAGACGGAGGGAGCTATCAGGATGCCGCTAAAGTCCCTGTCAAAAAAGAACCTACAAAAATTGTATACACAACAACTTCTAATATAAAAGAAAACATCTTAGATCAGTTTATTACACACAACCAAGTTTGGAGTATGTATTGTTTAAGTCCAAACGAAATGCAATTTCCAGACGATACTTATATGAAAAGCGAACCTGTGATTAATATTATCAGCGGTGCTGGTGGTAATCAAAATATAAAAGGTCGCAGAGTAACAACTGCACAAGAAGAGAATTTAGGAGCCAGGGTTGAATACTATATTGACAATGTAGTAATAGAAAGTGTACTAGGTCAAGGTGGTCCAAGTAGAATGCCCCCAGTACATCAATTTAGATTTGAAGTAACAGAACCTTACAGTATGGGAATGTTTTTAGAAGCATTACAAATCGCGGCACAAACATCTGGATATAACAGTTACATTGATGCTCCTATGTGTTTGATGTGTGACTTTATAGGACACACAGATGATGGACAAACAAAAAGAGTAGCAAGAAGATTCTTTCCAATTCAAATGTCAGGGGCTAACATGACAGTTGATGCAGGTGGAACAAAGTATGAGTGTGAAGCTATTGCAACTAGTGGAATGGCAAATAGAGATTCAGTACAAAGACTACAAACTGATATAACAGTTATCGGCGGCACAGTTGAACAAGCATTACAAAGCGGAAGCCAAAGTTTAACAAGGGTAATGAATTCAACATTACTTGAAAGAGAACCCACTGAAACACAGGCGTTTGCTGATGAATACATTATTGTATTTCCTAAGGCAGAAAATCTTGCAAGTAGTAACTCACAATCGGAACAGAACGATAGTGGCGAATCTGCAACGTATGATCCTCAAGAGGAATACAGAACAAGATACGGTGACACAGGCGGTAAGCAAGATGTCAACTATGAGGAATGGTTTAAGAATGTTACGGGATTTAGTGTTAAGAGATCTAAGACCTCAGATGCACTCAAGGCCCAAAGTGTAGAAATCGAAACCATGAACGAAATAGGAAAAGGTAAGCTACTTGAAGATAAGCTAGACAAGGGTGGAGTAAGACCAGCAAACTATTACGCAAGTTATGACAAAGAAAAAAATGTTTATGAACAAGGTAATATTTCAATACCACCTAACCTAAGAGCATTTAAATTTACAAAGGGAACCAAGGTTAATAACATAATTGAGGAATTAGTTGTTGGAAGTTCCTTTGGTAAAGAACTATTAGATAAAGAACCAGATGACAAGGGTTTTAGAGAATGGTTTACGATACAACACATGGTGTTTAGTGTTCCTGTAAAACAAGTGCAAGAAAAAAAAGCACGTATGCCTAAGATTTATCTTTTCAAGATTATACCTTACAAAGTTCATGCAAGTTTATGGATGAAGCCTAGTGATAATCCACCAGGTGTAAAGGAAATGATACGTGAAGTAAGAAAAGAATACAATTATATCTATACAGGTAAAAACAAAGATATCATAAATTTTGATATCAAGTACGACTATAGATTTTTTACACCAGTACCTAAAGACAAAGGTGCTGTAGCAGAACACAACTTTGCAGGAGAATCGTCAAGAGACAAAACAGAAGACGGTAAGAAACTTGTTGAAGGTAATGGAAGTTCCAGTTACACTGATCATAAGTTTCCTGTAAAACAGGTTGGTGCGTCAGATGTACAACCAATTGTTTCAGGTATGAGTGCAGTTGGTGGAGACGAGAAAGATAAGATAGCAAGAGAATTCCATAACGCACTGATCAACAGTAACGTTGACTTGGTCAAGTGTAACTTACAAATAATGGGGGATCCTTGGTACCTAAGCGACAGCGGTATAGGAAACTATCAAGCTGATGCAGGACCAATAATGTTTGACACAGATCAAAAACCACCACAGATGGATTACATAAGACAACAGGTTTTTATTTTATTAAACTTTAGAACACCTTTTGATTATCCAGACGAACTTGACCAGCGTCGTGTTAGAAACGGATCGATGGATAATAATTCTTTGTTGGACGGAAAAGGCTTTGTTGAAAAAGTTGATACGTTTAGTGGACTTTACAGAATAACAAGAGTAACAAGTGAATTTAGCCAAGGACAATTCAGTCAGACGCTAGAGATGTTACGTATGCCAAATCAAAGTGTAACAGAAGATGCACCAGAATCAAAAACAGCAAACTTAGAAGTTGAAAAAGTAGAAGGTGAGAGCAACCCAGGATAGACATGGCAGTACAAAGAAATCAAAACATAGACAGAACTAGTAAGCATGAAATAGTAACCATGGAGCCAGGCCCGTATGAGGCTATCGTTATCAATAACTTGGATCCAACATATCATGGTGCCCTTACTGTAAACTTGTTAAAAACAAACACAGCATCAAACGAAGCGTTTGCAGATGGCGAACTTTATACTGCAAAATATCTTTCACCGTTTGCAGGTAACACACCTGCGTTTGCAAACACAAAGAATGACAGCTACAAGGAATCACAACAGAGTTACGGTATGTGGTTTGTTCCACCAGACGTAGGAACAAAGGTACTTGTTATATTTGCAGAAGGTAATCCTAATATGTGTTACTGGATAGGTTGTGTAAATGACCAGTATCAAAACTTTGCAGTACCTGGCAACGCCGCAACCACATATACAACGGACGGAACACCTAGTTATTTAAAAGGTAAGAAATTACCAACGGGTGAATACAATAAAAAAATTGAAACAGCGGTACACCAGGATCCTACAAAATTTAAAAAGCCATATCAGAAAGAATTTACTGATAGCCTTATGGCACAAGGATTGTTGGACGACGAAACACGTGGTATAACAAGTTCAAGTGCAAGACGTGAAGTACCTAGTGCGGTATTTGGAATAAGCACACCAGGACCCATTGACAAGAGTATAGGATCGCCTAAAGCAAAGATAGGATCAAAGGAAGACTTTACAACGGTATTTAAGGCAAGACTCGGCGGAACCAGTTTGGTATTTGACGACGGTAATGACAAGTACCTAAGAAAAAAATCTGCAGGTGACGGAGCACCAGAATATGCAAACGTAAACCTTGGAGAGACCGACGGTAAGTCAGACCTATTACACAACGAATTAGTAAGACTGCGTACACGTACAGGACATCAAATATTATTACACAACACGGAAGATTTAATCTACATAGGTAACAGCAGAGGTACAGCTTGGCTTGAATTAACTTCAGATGGTAAGATTGATATATTTGCTGAAGACTCAATCAGTATGCACACAAAAAACGACTTTAACCTTACAGCAGACAGAAACGTCACAATAGAAGCAGGTGCTAATCTAAGCCTAAAAGCATCAGGTGATTACAAGGGTGAAAAACTTTCTGTAGGCAGGGTACAGGTAGAATCAGACAAGGACACAAACATACTTGTAGGTGGTAGCACAAAGATCACAACAGAAATGGACCTTGATATTAATAGTGGCTTTAGTAACAAACTTACAGCAGGTTCAACAACAGAAATACTCAGCTCAGGAAACCATATAGAAACCGCTTCCGAAATCCATATGAATGGACCGCAGGCGGCTACGGCCGCTACCGCGTCCGCTCTGTCTGTACATCGCGTACCTGGTCACACAATCGAAGGCATTCTTTCACAACGTTCACCACAGGAAGAACCATGGACACACCATGAAAACTTAAACCCATTGGCATTTAAAATAGTGCTTACGGATAGGGATTCTATTACTACAGTAACTAATCCACTACCAAACCCAACTACGCCAGATGTGTTCAAGAAGGAGTTTAAAGGATAGGTAAATATTGTTATGGCAGACTTATATAAAAAAATCACAGTTCCAACAGCAGACAGAGGCAAACCCGTAGTCACTAATCGTGCATACAAAGGGTTAAGCACGGTCAATCCAAATAACAACAGCAAATCCCTGTTTGACATAGCATTGATCAAACAAGATATACTGAATCATTTTCATATAAGACAGGGTGAAAAGCTGATGAATCCTACTTTTGGAACAGTTATATGGGACGCAATACACGAACCGCTAACAGAACCAATGAAAGAAGCCATAGCAAAGAACGTTACAAGTATTGTAAACAGCGACCCACGTGTGGTAGCAAGTAAAATTAACATAGATTCATATGAAAGCGGACTTCAAGTAGACGTAGACTTGATGTATTTGCCATATAATATTTCAGAAAGTTTAAGACTAAAATTTGATGAAAATAACGCACCGTATTAAGTACGCAGATTATGAAGTCAAATAAATAGTATTATATTAAGGAAAGCAAAATGTCGTCAACAAATAGACAAAATAGATTATTGTTAGCTGAAGATTGGAAGAAGGTCTATCAGTCATTTAGAAATGCGGAGTTCAAGTCATATGACTTTGATAACTTACGCAGAACAATGATCAACTATTTAAGACAGAACTATCCAGAAGATTTTAACGACTATATTGAATCAAGTGAATATCTTGCACTTATTGACCTAATTGCTTTCCTAGGTCAAAACCTAGCTTTCCGCGTAGATTTAAATGCAAGAGAAAACTTTTTAGAGTTAGCTGAACGTAGAGAATCAATTTTACGTTTAGCTAGACTCTTATCATACAGTCCAAAACGTAACCAATGTGCTAACGGCTTATTGAAGTTTGAAAGTATTGCTACAACAGAAGATATTGTAGACAGCAACGGAACTAATCTAGCTAGT